ATCAATCGTTCCCGGCTTCGGTTGTCGCGCGGCTGCTCACTCACCAGCGGGCAGTCGTCGCCTGTAACATCGCTACCAAGGTGGATCCGCCGATGGAGACCGCCTGCCAAGGGATCGACGAAGCGGGCAAGCTCATTCCCTGTGAGCGCACCACCGGACTCGAGAAGGTCTGGCGCGTCGGCACCGGCGTCATGATGATCAAGTCGACGGTGTTCCACGACATCAAGAAGCCGTGGTTTCCGGTGAAGTGGATCGAGTCCGAACAGAGGTGGCAGGGGGAAGACTGGGGCTTCTGCGAGAAGCTCGAGCAGGCCGGCATTCCCATCTGGGTTGACCACGACACGAGCGCCCTGGTCGGTCACTGGGGCAACAAGATGTATTCGCTTCCTCGCTACGAGGAACATAGAGTGGACAATACCACAGTCATTTACGAAGGGCGCGCTGCGGAGGAGGTGAATCATGGGGCTTGAAACAGGCACGGGCATCGGGGATCTGGTCCCCACCAATCCGCTCTCGACCGACGCGGTCTCCTCGGGCGACGACCATCTCCGTCTGATCAAGACGGTGATGCAGTCGATCACCTTCCTCAAGTCCATCCAGACCTTCATGGCGAGCGGAACTTGGACTCGTCCGGCAGGAGTGAGAAAGGTTCTCGTCTACTGCCTCGGTGGGGGTGGCGGAGGAAATGGCGGAACGGCGGGGCAGTGGTCCGGGAGCGGGGGATCGAGCGGGGCCATCGCCATGAAGTGGATCGATGTAACCTCCCTGGCTACGGCGAGCGTGGCGGTGGGCGCCGGTGGAACGGCTGGAGCAGCGGCCGGCGGCTTTGGTGGGAATGGCGGCTATACGGACTTCGGCAGCGGGCAATGTGCAGCCGTGTTCGGTTTGGCCGGAACGCCTGTCCATCTGGGGGGAGGAGTGGTTCCCCGGGCCAATTCCGCCGGAGACATAATTTTCACGGGAACGGCCGGACATCCAGGTATGTCCGCAGGTACTTTCAGCGTCTTCGGGGGTAGCGGCGGCGGCGCGGGCGGTCAGAGCGATTCACCCGCTATGGCCAACAGCGGCGGGGGCGGAGGCGGAGGAAATGCTGGGCCTGGCTCTGGGAATCCGGGGGCGGCCGGTGGTTCGGGCTACTGCATAGTCTTCGAATTTGGGTGGTGATGCATGACCCTCGATGAAATGAAATCTCTGCTCGCCGGGCGCTTGGGCCAGCGCACCGATATCGATAACATGATTTACGCCGAACTCCGGCAGGCGCAGTCGACGCTCGAAAAGACGCCGCCCTATCCTTGGTTCCTGATGGCCCGGTTCACTGGCGAATACGCTCTCTTCCAGAACATCGTGCCCGCCAACTTTATCGAACTCGCCGAGGACATCGTCTACATCACCAAGCGGACCATCGATACCGCCTACTTCGCCGAGCCGGCCAAGGTCTACGGAGGCTATCTCGAGCACATTGCCACGGCAGGGGCGGATAGGTCGGGACGACCCCGCAACTTCCGGCTCTTCCAGAATTTCATCGAGTTCTTCCCTGCTCCCGACCAAAGCTACACGATCAACCTCCACTACTACGGGAAGCAAGATCCGCTCAGCAGTCCAGGCAGCACCAACAAATGGAGTCTCCAGGCCGAGGACTTACTCGTCGCCGAAGCCGGCTGGCACGTCGCCCGCAACATCCGCGACAATGAGGCGGCCACTTTGTTCGGGCAGGACCGCGCCGAGGCCCGGCGCCGTATCGCCCAGGAGACCACGAGTAAGCTCGAGTCTTCACGCCGCGCCGTCATTGGTTCTGGGGAAGACGCCCTGCTCGGGCAACATAGCTGGGAGTCTGGGCACCAGTGATCGTTCCCGTCCAATTCGTCGGTAAGACCGGGCTGATCACCGACCAGCCCCCCTACGACCTGCCGCCTAACTTCTGGTCGGACTGCCGCAACGTGCAGTTCGAACTGGGGGGCGTGCAGAGAGCGCCCTCCTGGCGCACCCTGATCAACTTCCCCGGCTCGCCCATTCCCTATGGACTGTTTTTCGTCCACAGCCTCGTCGGCCGGTACTGGGTCTCGACGGGTCTGCAGCAGGTCATCGCTCTCACGGGCGATACCGTGACCGACATCACCCGCCTCGCCGGTTCCTATACCGGAACCACCCAGGACTTCTGGAATGGTGGGATGTTCAACGATCACCTGATCCTGAACAATGGCGTCGACGTTCCGCAGTATTGGGATCTGCCGAACGCCGCCACCGATCTCGCCGATCTTCCCAATTGGCCGGCCACCCATAGAGCTAAGATCGTCACTCCCTTCAAGGAGTTCCTCGTAGCTCTCGATGTGACGATCAGTGGCGAGCGCGACGACCGCCTGATCATGTGGTCGCATCCCGCCGACCCACTCAATATTCCGCCCTCGTGGGACGTGGCCGACGAGACGCTCGATGCCGGGCAGGTCTCGCTCTCCGAAGGCGAGGACCGCATCATCGATGCCCTCCAGGTCGGCAACCAGCTCATGATCATGACCGGCGTGCAGACGTGGGCAATGACCTTCATCGGCGGCCAGGACGTGATGGCCTTCCGGCGGGTCTTCAGCGAAGTAGGCGCTCTGGCGCAAGGCTGCGCCGTCACCTTCCTCAACAAAGTATTCCAGGTGACCGCCGACGACTTCGTCATTCACGATCTGCAGAGCGTCACCAGCATAGGCTACGACCGCACCAAGCGCTGGTTCTTCTCGCAACTGACGGCCACTTCTTACGACAAAGTGCGTGTCGTCCGGAAGATGAATGCCAAGGAAGTCTGGATCTGCTTTCCCGCCGGCGGCTCGGTGGCCACCAACCTCGCGCTGGTTTGGAATTGGCAGTTTGACACCTGGACGATCCGCGACCTCGAAGACAACAACCACGCCCTCGCCGCCGGTCCCAGCAAGTCCACGCCGAGTACCAACTCCTGGGCCTCGGTGATCGGCAACTGGCCCGCGCAAGATCCCACCACTTGGGAATACAACACCTACGAGCGGGCCTCCGAGGGCTTGGCGCTGGCGTCGACGGCCCTGCGCCTTCGAGTCAATGGGGAAACCGTGGACGTGGGGGATGCAAGCGTCAACTACGTCGAGCGCATCGGCGTGGCGGTGAAGGGAACGTCGCGCGGCGAGATCGTTATCGACCACGGGCGACTAGCGGTCATGCGCGAGATCTGGCCCAAGTTCATCTGCGAAGAAGGCACCGTCTTCACGATTACGGTGGGATTCTCGATGCACCGCCGCGATCCAATCGCCTGGCAGCCTTCGCAGGAATTCACCCAAGGCACCACGATGAAGCTCGGCTTCTTTGGCACCTTCCGGTATCTGTCTTTCCGCGTGCAGTGCTTCGCGTTGGGCAGACCGTGGAAGCTCATCGGGTTTGATCTCGACCTGGAACCGACGGCGAGGCTATGACATGCCACTAGACCGGCCGCTCCCCGACGAACCCCGCGAGGCGCTGAAGATGCTGTGGAGCGTCAACGAGGACCAGCAGTCCCACATCGACCGGCACCGGGATTCGATCAATAAGGTCTGGCATGTGGCGCCGCCCAAGCCGCGGGAAGGCATGCTCGTCTATGCCGACGGCACCGACTGGAATCCGGGGAGCGGCGCGGGCTACTACGTTTATTACGCCGGCGCGTGGCATCCAATGAGCGGCGGGGGCGGCGGCGGCGGCGGATACACCACCGTTCAGGACGAGGGCGTGGCCCTCACCGTCAGAACGACCCTCAACTTCGTGGGTGCGGGCGTCACAGCCACCGATGATGGCACGCGCACGGTGGTAACGATCCCCGGCGGCAGCGGCGGCGGAGCCGTCACTAGTGTCTTCACTCGCACTGGGGCCGTTGTCGCGGTCAGCGGAGACTATACGGCGGCTCAGGTCACCAATGCCGTGTCGGTCCTCGGCAGCTATCCCGATCCCACCTGGATTCCCAGTTACGCCTACTCGAAGCTGACTGGTGTTCCCACTTCGTTTACACCTGCAGCCCACGTTCACGCGGCGGCCGATACAACCTCGGGCGTGTTCGCGGTGGCGAGGCTCGGCACCGGAACGCCGTCGAGTTCGAACTTCCTACGAGGCGACGGCGCGTGGACCGCTCTGCCAGCCTCAGCCGTCACCAGCGTATTCACCAGGACCGGCGCGGTTGTCGCGGCGACCGGGGATTACACCGCTGCTCAGGTCACCAACGCCGTCTCGACGATCGGTAGCTACGCCAACCCCTCCTGGATCACCAGCTTGGCCTACGCGAAGATCACCGGAGCGCCAACCACCGCCTCCATCCAGACACCGTGGCTACAGAATATCGATGCGGCCGGATTCAACCTGAATAATGCGGGCAGCGTGGGCATCGGCTCTAGTCCTGACAATTACTACATCACCCGCGATACGGGCACCGGTTTCCTGTTTCTAACAGGGAATCAGGATACCTATTCCGGTTTCGCCTTTCGCACCAACTACGGGGGCGGCGTCGCGACGAGAGTAACCATAACGTCAGCGGGCAATGTCGGCATCGGCACAGCCTTCCCGCGCACCAAGCTATCGGTGGTGGGGTTGCCGACTTCCAATGCGGGATTGACCACGGGAGATATCTGGGTGGATGTTGCCGGTGGCCAAGTCTTGAAAATCGTATGAGAAAGTAATATGACATATCTAGAAAGTGCCGCTCTCACCGCAGATCCAGAATTTCGGAGCCGCGTGAAGATCGCTGTCCTCAAGTATTCCGACTCGATTCTCATTGAGGCTTCGAGCGTCCCCGCCCACAACACCAGAGTGAAATGGGCGCAGAACGCGATGCAGCAACCGGACATGGTGGCGAACCAGATCCAGCCGCCCACAGTGATGGATCCGGCTGTTCAAGCAGCGGGGTCGGCTGTCTCGGATGCCGCGCTCCAGGGGGCGGTCGAGGGGGTGGTCAACAAGCTCCTTTGACCTGTGAGGCTTTCTTTCTATGGAGATATTTGATCGTATTCTGGCGTCCACATTTTCGGCAGAAGTAATATCCCTTTTTGTCGATGTAGGTGTTGGCGGCATCGTAGGGGTGGCCATGAATGCAGTGGGTCTGTTTGTGGTGATAGATCTTGCCACGGCGCATATTCTCCGCATGTGTAACTGGTTCCAAGTGAGCCGGATTGACGCAGTGCCGCGTTCTGCACAGGTGGTCGATTTCCAAACCCTTAGGAATAGCACCAACGAAATGCTCGTAGATCAGCCGATGCGCCAGATAGCGTTTATACTGCCAGCCACAAAGGCCATAACCATTTGGCATGATCGTTCCGGTCCAGAGCCAACATTGGCCCGGTTGTCTATCTGGGATACGTTTATCCAGCAGTTCCTCAATCGTCTTAAACTTGGGGCGGAGTATAGACTTGGTTCGTGGCATTCGGGAAACTCACCTTTCCTGACTGTCGGAGCGGGTGGGTGTTTCGCGCATCCATCCGCTCACTCATTTAACCATAGGAAACGATGATGCAAAACCTCGATCTCAAGTTTTACCAAAGGGTCTATCTGTGGAGCACCATAGGGAATCACAGCGCCGCCAACCTGAAGGAAGCCGCGGTGTTCCTGCGGTTGATCGAGAAGCTGCGCCTCAGCGACGCCGAGCAGCGGGAGAGCGAGTTTACTGCGGTGGGCGATAAATATCTGTGGAAGCCAATCAGTCCGGAGTACGGTTCGAGGACAATCGAACTCGAGGACGAAGAAGCACGGGCTCTGGTTGCTGTGATCGAGGCGGCTCCTCTCCGGGTGAATGACGCCGTCTGGCTGGAGCCGCTGGTCACGCAGATAAAAGAGACTGCCTCGCTGGAAAAGATATGGCAGAAGCAGCCTTAAGCCGACAGCTTCAGCCTCGCCGCGCGTCTAATGCGCATCTTCTGGCGACTGCACGCCCGGCAGTGGCGATGTCCCTTTTTGGTGATGTGCGTGTTGGCGGCATCATACGGGTGGCCCTGTGGGCAGTGAGTTTTGTCTCCGTTCCAAGGCCCACCCTGCCAATTCCGGTGGCGTCTGATGTACATCCTCTCGCGGCCGCACGCTCGGCAGTAGCGAGATCCGTTTTTGTTGATGCCGGTGTTGGTGGTGTCGTAAGCGTGGCCCTGCGGACAGTGTGTTCTCTCACGAAAGTAGCTCCTGCCCCGGCGAACATTCTCCGCGCACGTGACTGGTTCCAAATGAGCGGGATTCACGCAATGGCGAACTCGGCAGAGATGATCGAGTTGAAGTCCTTCAGGGATAGCGCCAACGATATGTTCGTAAACAAACCGGTGCGCCGCGTAGCCTTTCTTTCGCCAGCTACAGTGGCCATAACCCTTACGGCTGATCGAACCCGTCCAAAGCCAGCACTGGCCAAGCTGTCGATCAGGGACGTATTTGGCGAGAAGATCGTCTTTCGTCTTGATGCGGATAGAATTGGAAGACATTTGGGAAACTCACACTTTCCTGACTGTCGGGCGGGTGAATGTTTGCCGCATTCATCCGCTCACTCATTTAATCATGAGGAAGCCGTATGAGCAACGTTCAAATTCTCGAAGCGCCTCCCGTTGTAGCCGCGAAACAGATGGCTCCACGCCGTCTCCAAGTAACGCGTCTTAACTCTGAAACTGCCGTCGAGCCAGCCGTCTGGATCAGGTTGGTTCCATACATCACTGAGGCTCTGCGCTGGTGTAACGGCGAACTATCGGAGTCGAGCATCAAGGCACTGATTGCAGCTGAAAAAATGCAGGTGTGGATCGCGCTCAGCGGCGAAGGCGCAGAGTTGCTTGGCGTAATAATTTCAGAGATCACGGAATTTCCGTGTCTCCGGACGCTCCGCATCGTTCTTTTGCAGGGGACCGCATTCCGGGATTGGTCGGGCCACGCACGATGCGCACTGGAATCTTATGCCAGAGAACATCAATGCCAGCGGCTGGAGGCCAGCGGGCGCAAAGGGCTTGCCCGCTTGCTCGCTCCGCTCGGATTTTCAGTGGCATACACGACGCTGATCTATGAACTGCCGCGCCCTAGAGGCACCGGTAAAGGAGATTAACCATGGGAAAATCCGCAGGCGGTAATGTCGCAACATCCAGCACATCCTACCCGCAATTCCAGCAACCGGCGGTAAAACAGTTTGTAGACGAGTCGACTCGATTGTATCAGCAGGGTGGGCCGAAGCTCTCGCCAGAGCCTCGCGTGGCCGATTTCAATCAGGACGAGCTCGCCGCGCAGAAGCAGCTCGGTGCCGCAGTCACCCCGGCGCAGTATCTTGCCGAGCTCGGAACGAAGTCGGCGGAGTTCAACCTCGGGGCGGGGCGCGACCCGGCGACGAACCCGTACCTGCAGAATGCGATCTCGGCGGCCGTGGCGCCCATCGGCGATCAGTTGCTGACGCGGGCGCTGCCGGCCATCCGGCACCAGGGGATTGCGTCGGGGGGCTATGGAGGCTCGCGGCAAAGCATCGGGGAGGCGCAGGCGGTGCGCGATGCCGAGCGCGTGGCGGGGGAAGTGTCGTCTGGCTTGGCGAACCAGGGCTATCTCAGTGGTCAGCAGCAGGCGATGCAGACGATGCAGAACATCCCGCAGTTGCAGGCGAACCTGACGGCGCCGGGTCAGATCACGGGGGCGGTGGGCGCGCAGATCCGGGCGCAGGAAGAGGCGCAGCGCGCGGAGAATGCTGATCGGTACGAGTACTACCAGCGGTTGCCGTACGAGAATCTGTTGAATTACGGGAACCTGATCCGGCAGCCGTTCGGGGCCGAGGCGGTGTCAGAGGTGAAGGTGCCGCAGCCGAGTACGGCGAGTGCCATCATCGGCGCCGGGCTGAGTATTCCGGCTCTGCTCCAGATCATCGAGCAGATACGCCGGGGGCAGACTCCGGGCGCGGGGCAGGGCACGATTCCGCCGGGCACCACCGTGGGCACGCCTCCGATCTCAGGCCAGCCGGGCGGCACCAGCGGATTCTTCGGGTAAGGAGACTGACATGGAATACATTGGCAACCGGCCCAATCCGAATCCGACCAATCCGAACCCTTATCAGTACGACGACGGCGGCTATTGGTGGAACTATAACAATCCTTACGGCGCCTACGATCCGTATGGCTACAACTATCCGGTCACCTCGTGGGAACAGCAGACCACGCAATCGGGGGGCACGGCTCCGCCGCAGACCAACGAGGGGCAGACCGTTGAGACGCCCGGAGGAACTGCCCCTGCCGGAACGCCGCAAGACCCGGTTTTCAGGACCGACGTTATCGGCAATGCTCCTACTCCCCTTGAGTACCTGCCGACTAATATCGGCAACCTCAACCCCTATCTCAACGAGTACCTCGCGTCCTTGCCGCAAGGTGGCGGTGGCACCGGCGGCGACGGCGCGA